CTATTTAACAGTCTTACATCTAATGTAGATGTACAGCCAATCTCATACACATTGACTGATTTCTATGCAGTTGATGTTCGCTCATACCCTGGTTGCCAATTCTCTGACTTCTCATTGAAGTTCAACGCAGACGGCATGCTTGAGTATGATGCAAAAAGCACTGGTTTTCAGTCTGAACTTGTTGCAGATCCAACACCTACATTCTCAACAGTCCTACCTACACCAGTGTGGCGCGGTACTGTTTCAATTGGTGGATCAACAGTAGCAACAGCCATGACTGGCAACATTGACATGAAACGCCCTGCAACACCTATCTATGGCATTTCAAACACACAAGATCCATACCAGGTATTTCTAGGCCCATTAGAAGTTACAGGCAAAATTACATTTGTTATGGAAGATGACTCACAGTTGCTTAACTTCCTTAACGACTCACAGCCTGCACTTGTATTTAACTGGGCTTATGGTGCTGGTGCTTCTGCGGTTCAGATCCAGGCAACTCTTACTAAGGGCGCTTATACCACTGGTGTAATTGAACGCGGCGAAGATTTTGTACAGGTATCTGTTGATTTCAACGCACAAGCAAACACAACTGATGATGGTGCTTCAGGAGGATTTGCCCCTATTAAGTGGGTAATTCAGAACGCAAAACCATCAGGCACATACGCATAACTAGATCAGGGCGGCGGTGTGGTTGAGGGCGATTGCCTTCCCGCTCTCCCACACCGCTTGCTCTCTTTTTTAGTATGATTTAGGAAGGCAAACTAACAGGAGGCATATATGTCAAAAAAAGTAACACTTCCATCAGGGGCAACAGTTACACTTAAAGACCCTTCAACATTGCGTGTAAAAGACCGTAAGCGCGTTATGAAAACGGCTGATGGAGCAGAAGGCGGAGATCTTACAAAGGCGCTTGCATTAGGTGATGCACTTATTGCCATGCTTGTTGAAGAATGGTCATTTGATTTACTTCCACCTTCAATCAAACTTGAGTCATTAGATGAACTTACAATGGTTGATTATGACTCTTTGGTAAAGCACACACAAGACGCTCAAAAGTATTTGTTCCCTAATTTGGCTGAAACGCCTGAAACAGAGGCAGACCCAAAAGCGCCTGGCGAGAACTCCAACGCCTAAAATGGTTACTCAAAGGGGGTGAACGCCATGAGGCGTTTACTTACCCTGATGAGCATTGGTACTACTACGCAATGGCAGAACGCTTTGGTTGGACACCTGAACAGGTGGATAACCTTCCCGCGGAAACGGCTGATTGGTTGTTAGCAATTGCTCGCATCACAGAAGAAGTAAAAGCAGAAGGGGCGCAATAATGGCTAAGATCATTATTAAAAACCTTGCAGATATTCTTGCTGCTATTGATGGCGCGGCTGCAAAAATTGAACAAGGCGCGCAATTAGGAGTTATGCGTGTTGGCCTTGCCGTTGAACGACAAGCAAAATTAAATTTTCAAGGAACACGCAGTTATGAAAAACGCACAAGCAAAAATGGCAGACCCTATTTAAAAATTACTCCGCCAAAACATATTGGTGGATCAGGGCCTAACACTGTTACAGGTAATCTAAAAAGATCTATCAAAACTACTTACCGTGTAGGACTTGGTGTTTACACGGCTGAAGTTGGCCCAACAATGATTTATGCGCGCCAGGTAGAAAAGGGCGGTGGAAAGTGGCCACCAGGGGTAAAATACCCTTACTTAGAACCTGCGGCTTTAATGCTATTGCGTAGCGGCAAATTAAACAGGATCTTTGCAACCGCTGTTAAAGAGAAATTAGGGAGTTAATCATGGCTGATCTAATTCCCCCAATGCTCATTCAATTACAGGCAGATGTAAGCCAACTTAAAGTTGGTTTGGCTCAGGCAGAAAGTGCTATTAAAGGCGTAGATAGATCTGTTGAAACTGCTTCAACTGGCATGACCAATTTTATTGGCAAAGTAAAACAAATTGGCGCGTCTCTTGGTATTGCTTTTGCCGGTACGCAAGTTTTGCAATTTGGTAGAGATGTTATTGCGCAGGCAATGGAAGCAGAAGCGCAACAACAGCGTTTGTATCAATTGATGAAGGTTGGTACTGGTGCAACTGATGAACAGGTAGCCGCGCTTAATGCTCAGGCTGAAGCCTTAGAAAAAGTAGGCGTTGTAACAGGCGGAAACATTACGCAAACACAATCACAGTTAGCAACATTCAATTTGCAGGCTGAGACAATTCAAAGATTAACACCTGCCATTCTTGATTATGTCACCGCTGAAAAGGGCGCTAACGCAAGCGCAGATGAATTTAAGCAAATGACAAACGGATTGGCGCAAGCGCTTAACGGTAACTTTGGATCTCTTACAAGAGTTGGCTTTGTGCTTGATGATCACACTAAGAAACTTATTTCATCAGGAACAGAAGCAGAAAAATCTGCGGCAATTGTTGATGTTCTAAATTCTACATACAAAGGTTTTAATGCGGAATTAAGAAACACCCCTGAGGGTCAAATGCAAGCCTTGAGAAATGATTTTGATGCGCTAAAAACAGATTTAGGCAAGAAGTTATTGCCTGCTTTGTTAGGCGTGACAGGATTTCTTACTAACACTTTTATTCCTGCTTTGCGTTCTTTAGGTAAATTTATTAAAGACAACGGTGATGCAATAAAAATTTACGCAGGTATTATTGTAATTGCAACTGGTGTGTTTTATGCTTACAAAGCAGCGTTGGTTGTTACAAGCACTGCAACTGTTGTTTACACGGCAGTTACAAAATCAATGGCGGCAGGATTTACACTGGCTCAAATAGCAGCGTTTAATTTAAAAGTTGCTATTTTTGTGCTTAATGCTGCAATCCGCGCAAATCCAATTGGTGCAATTATTACAGCGTTAACTATTTTAGGCGCGGCGTTTGTTTTTGCATGGAAGAAATCTGAAACATTTAGAGAGATTATTATTAAGGGTGTACAAATAGTTTTAACTGGTTTTGCTTATTTAGTACAAGGTATTGGCAAATTTATTGGCATGCTTAGCAAAGTGCCAGGCATGGGCTGGGCTAAAGGCATTGCAGATGGCGCTAAAAACGCATCAGATTCAATTAAAGCAACAAGCAAAAATTTATCTGATTTAAAAAGCAATGTTAAAGCAGGTTACGGCGAAGGCGCATTTACTTATGGCAGTGGTAAAGGTACAGGCGGTGGTGGCGGTGGCGGTGGCGGTGGCGGTGATCTTTCTAAAGAAGAAAAATCAAGATTAAAAAAATTAGAAAAGTATCAAAAAGATGTTCTTAAAATTTATAAGGACATGAATGATGCTATGGCTGATGGGCAAGACAAGGCTGAAAAAGAACTTGAGCAACGCAATGACAAGATGATTGAAGCGCAAAAAAATTATGATGAAACCATGATTGAAGCGCACAAGCGTTATAAAGAAACTATTGAGGACGCAGAAAAAGATCATGCTGACCGCGTGGCTGATTTGCAATACCGTTTTAATGACATTAAAGAAAAAGCAGAGAAGCGTTCTAGAGAAGCAGATTTAGAAGCAAACGCGCTGTACAAAGAGCGTACGATAGAAATAGAAGAACAATACAAAGAAAGAAAAGAAGAACTTCAAAAGAAAAATTTAGAAACTCTTGCCAAAGCGCAAAAGGCTTATGATGAAAAAGAATTAGATCTTCGCGCTAAATTTGAAGATGTTAAAGAACAAGCCCAAAAGCGTTTTGACAAAGTTGAGTCTGATGCCAAAGAACGCAAACAAAAGGCTGAAGAAATTGCAAACAAGCGTTTTGACAACGCTATGGTTGATGCTAAAGAACGCAGACAAAAGGCTGAAGAAGCCGCTGAAAAGCGTTTTAATGATATTCAAATACAAATTAAAAAAGATTACGCCAAAAAAGTATTAGATTTAAACAATGATCTTGAGAAGAAACTAACCGATTTACGCGAAAACGCTGCAAAAAAATCAACAGATTTAACTAAGGCCGCAACAGAGAAACAATTAAACATTGTTCAACAGTCAATGGATCGTTTGCGTAATGCTTTTGCTTCTAAAACTGGGTTTAATTTGGCTGATGCGTTTGGCATGGAAGAATTTGGCGGCGCTGCATCAGGTGATCAACTGCTTGGTTCTATGAAACAAAGATTAAATGATACAAAAAACCTTGCAAAAAATGCAGCGTTGTTACAAGGTAGCGGATTTTCTCAAACTTTTATTGAACAAGTTGTTGCGGCTGGGCCTGAAGTTGGTAATAAATTAGCGCAATCTATTCTTAATTCATCACCTCAATCAATTAAAGAATTACAAAACACATTTGTTGAATTAGAAAAAACTACATCTACTGGACTTGATGCTTTAGCAACAACAATGAACGCAGGCGGCATATTAGCCACTCAAGAATTGACAAATGCTTACCGCGCTGTTTCTTCTGATTTATCTTTGGCTCTTTCAGATATACAAAAAGAATTACAAACAAATTTAGCGGAAGTTAATTCTGTTTATGAAACAGCATTGACAGAAGCAAAAACTACCCGTGATGAAAAATTAACAGATGCGGCAAAAACTTTAGAAGAAGCATTAGCCACTTCTAAAACTGTTTATAATGCTTCTGTTGCAGAGGCAACAACAGCCTTAAAAGAAGCATTGGCTACCGCTAAGACTGATTTTGACGCTGCTATTGCAGATGCTAAAACAACATTGGCTGAGGCTTTAGTAGCGGCTAAGGAAAACCTTGATGAAAGTTTGGCTGATGCGCTCAAGGCTCTCAATGAGGCTAAAGTTGCTGCTCAAAAAGATCTTGATGAAGGTTTGGCTGCGGCTGATAAAACTTACACAGAAGCATTGGCTAAGGCTAAGAAGGCTCTTGATGACGCATTGGCAGAGTCTAAAAAGACTTTAACAGAGGCTATGGCAGAGGCTCAGAAAGATCTTGATAAAGGATTGGCAGATGCCGCCAAAGCCCTTGAGGAAGCCCGTGAGAAGGCTAAGAAGGCACTTGATGAAAAATTGGCTGATGCTCAAAAGGTACTTCAAGACGCTCTTATAAAAGCGCAAAAAGATTACGAAACTGCTATTGATGCCATTGCCAAAG